GAACCAACGAGTGCCATTATCCATGTGGTGTGACCGCCTGTTTCTGCGATCATAATTGTTGCCATTGTGCCTGACATTGGCGCAACAGACAGCATGAAGATAAGACCAAAAAACTCTACCTTGCTCATGATAGTCACCTCTTGTGTGGTATGGTTAGGGGGAGTAATGCCCTACGGATAGAGCATTACCCCCACGAAGTCAAGCGGACTTGCGGTGTGCTGCCGAACCTGTCGGCGCACAGGCAAGGTCTGCAATGTCAGCGACATTGAACTCGCCCAGATCAACATTGTGGTTTTTGCGATCCAGCGTTTTGTCAATACCGGTCAGCAACATCTCGAATGTTGTGATCGAATTGGACAAAATGCGGGTGCCAAACTCAGCCTTGATCTGACGAGCCGCAACGCGGCTGGCCTTGTAGCAACGCATCTTGGACAGTTTGTTGCCCGTCTTGCGCTTGTACTTGGTAGCAACGCGAGAGAACTTATTCTGATTGTGTTCAGACAAATTCTGTCCGGTAAGACCGGAGCCTTGGAACCAGTAGCCAACATTGACATTTACATTGATAGCTTGCTTAGACATGATATTCACCTCGTGGTTGGTTAGGTTATGGGTGTGACATTACACCCCCTAACAACACCTGTCAAGAGTGTACCGGCGACAATGCTTAACTGCCCACAAAGGACTAGCGCACCGTCGCCGGTATCTTGTCATATCCCGATTTTCACCTGCCTTGCTATCGGCAGTTTTTCACACCTCTTGCGTCAGCGGCATGTCCAAGGACAGCTAGGGCATCTGCGGTTGGTATAGATACTTGTCGGGTCTTTAAGTAGATTTGTCCCGTCGAGACAGGACACCCGTCAGCACTGTGACGTATGGCTAGACAACTTACAAAACTAGCCTGTTCTGTTTTACGCTCCCTTTACATTTGGAGTTGGGATTTCCCCTGCCGCCCTTGTTGGTCATACACTTTGCCCCTTGGTGCATCGTGCTGTAGTCCGACCGGTTGCGTCAAGATTGACCACCCTTCGCCCGTGCATAGTCCGCACATGGTATCGGTTCGTATCTTTATACAGCGTCCTTTTTGTCTCGCTAATCCCACAACTTGCTAACATGCTGGTAACATGCCGCCCCTAATGGGAACACGCTGTTTGGCCACTTTATAGTCGGATCAATTCGCCTTCCCGACTGTTCTTTTAGTCTAGTCTAGTCGTATTCGTTAGTCAATGGGTTTTTTATCTTCGCTTGCTATGTGGGCAACCCCTAGCCTTGCAAGCTACACCGAATTTTATTGGCCTATCGGTTTGCCTAGTCTGGTAAGCCTAGCCCTTTGTCGCCGTGGCAGTCAAGGGTTATCTAGCAATCGAAAGGTTTCTGCTATTGCCCGGTGGGTAAGTCTTCATTCGCTTTCGATGTTTCAATCCTGCCTGAAGCGGATTTTTATTGCAACAAAAAAGATTGCTAATGTTTTCAATAACTTACTGATTAACCCATTGATTTCATTGATAAATAAAAATGCATTTTCGATTCATTTTATTTGAGAATGTAATGATTACAGTGTGTTAGCTAGGGTATGGGTGTGGCTTGGTGAAAAATTCGATTTTTGTATATAAAGGTATAAGGCGATTTCTGTTCTGATATGCACCGCCTTGGCGTTTTTACGACAATTTCTGTGAATTGTGCTTTCGTGCTAACACATTGAAACGTCAAATGATGCGCTATCTGTTGCCCATTGCGCATAAAGCGTTTGCGCACAATGGGTTAGCGGATTATTGCGACAAATTGGCTGGCCATCGCTGGCGCGGCACGCGATCACGACGCGACAAAAAGAAGGTGGGCAGGGGCCACGCCCCCGTACGTAGTATAGTATCATGGACTCTTACACAGATCAGTAAAATTGAGTGTTAACCACTACAACAACTGACAATCATATATGCACAAGCAGTGTGCAACCTGCCTATTTTTTAGGCAATCTTACATTAATTTGCGGGTAATTGCATTTTAGGTATTGACAGGGTATCTACATTCTGGTATAATTATATAAACTAAACGAACTTACACTATAAGTGACTACCTAAGTGTTATTTAGTAAATCTATAAATACACTTAAATGTACATCTAAGTGATCCAAACTATCACTTAGAGTAATGTTTCTGTAACTTTTTTCTTGACAATGGCTAAAAAATCCGTAAAACTATACACAGACAATGTACTAGAAGCATTCTATGATGCTATCCGTACTAACTCACTTGACAAACTTCATATCCCCCACAGTGATGTGTTCTATGTGCGTCAGGCCGTAGAGGCACACTATGGTCGGTCTTTTTCTTTAAAGCACGTAGAGGATGCAATGAGGGCTGAAGGCTGGTCAGAAGGGACAAACTAATGTTTACAGCGATGGTATTGGCCTGTGCGATTGGTGCTACAGATGCCAACATGTGTATTGAGGCTACGGATGAACGTGGTCCTTATGAAACTCGCGAAGAGTGCGTAATGCGGGTTCATCAGATGATAAGTGCGTTAGCGATGACTATGCCTATGCCTATGCACTATAGCTATAAGTGTGAAGAGCCTGCACCTAAAGGTATTAAGCTATGAGCGTAAAGTATCGTGGTATAACATTTCCCGGTTACAATCGGCCCATCAAGTCTAACCGGGAAGGTAAGAAGAAGATGGTGTTGGCAAAAAAAGGTGAGACAGTAAAACTGATCCACTTTGGTGCCACAGGATATGGACACAACTACAGTGCAGCCGCACGTAAATCATTCAGGGCAAGACACAAGTGTGACACTGCTACTGACATCCTGTCTGCCCGGTACTGGGCATGTCGCACCCTGTGGGGCGGGGCAGGTAAACCAAAACAATCTAGCCCTAAATCAAGAAAAGGAAAATACTAATGCCTATAGTAGTAAAAGAAACTTCTCCAGCTTTTGAAAAAATCCGTGACGAAGCAATGGAGTTTGCCAGAAAGAATGATCTTGATGAGGTTGAGGCGCAGAAACATCTCCGTCGTAAGCTGAAGCAAGCTGGTGTGGCACTTCCCCCTAGCATGGCTACTGATGAAGAGTTCAAGCAGCAGATGAAAGAGACAGAAAAGTTTCGTAGAAACAAACGCCTTGAAGGTGGAGCAATAAAAAAGGCCAAAAAACCACAGATGATGAAGGGTGGCATGGCTAATGGCAAGGTACACATGTACGCTGCTGGCGGCAATGTTACTGACAAGCTGCCTAACAAAGGTTTGAAGCAACTTGCTAAAACAGAAAAGGGCAAAGCTGCTGTGCGTAATATGGGCTTTGATGTCTGATGATTTCAAAGCAAAATAAAAGAAAAGTAAGAAAAGTAGTAAAGGGCTTAAAGAAAGCCTCTAAGCTACATGCGGGGCAAGCTAAAACATTGCAAGGAGTTATTAATGGCAAATCCAAGAGTGCCAAGAAAAAAAGGCCAACCCGCTAAGTCAAAAAAACATAGTGACCTATACACAGATGAAAATCCAAAAGGTACAATTCATGGTCTTAGATTTGCTACGGTCAGGGACGCAGAAGCATCCGTGCGAAAGATTAAAGCATCTGGTAGATCACATGCACACAAAACACAAGCAGCAATCGCAATGGAACAACGCGCTAAAGCAGCGGGTAAAAAAGCGGCTGCAGCAGTGTATAGAAAATTTATAGAAGCCCAGAAACGAAAGACCAAAGAACGTGCATCCCGTAGAGCGTGACATACGTACTTGGTCAAAAGACTTTTTAGAAGTACCTAATGCGAAACTAAATGGTCTACCACCCTGCCCCTATGCTAGAAAAGCATGGGCTGATGACAAGGTGGTGTTTAGCATAAACACAGGGCTGGACGGACTTATGGAAGCCGTCCGCACATTCAATGACCACGACTACGAAATTGTAGTGTGGGCAGATGAAGATTTGCCAGAAATGGATTACCTAGATGGGTACTGTGATGGCATTAATGAGTTGGCGTCAGTGGCAGGTATTGATTTGCACCTGATGGTGTTCCACCCCGACTACGACGCAACAGAAGCTGGACTTGATTTTCTCGTTGATGACGGGGTTACAGATGACAGCTTATCTTACTGTATGGTCTTTGTTCAGTTGTTATCTAAACTAGACGATGCAGCCTTGTATCTGGAAAAGTCAAATTACTATGAACACTTTCCAGATGAAGTTTATGAAGCCTTAGTTCTTGATAGAAGGAGATTACGCAATGGCAATGGGCAAAGCTAAAATGGCTAAGAAAAAGAAAATGCGCGGTGGTGGTATGACTCGTCGTATGGCTGGTGGCGGCATGGCTAAAATGGCCAAGAAGAAAAAAATGATGGGTGGCGGTATGGCCAAGACAGCCCGTCGTAAGAAGATGATGCGCGGCGGCGGCATGGCAAAAAAGAAGAAGTAATGCCATATGTTGCAAATTCGGAAATACATGGACTTGGTGTTTTCGCAGATAGGGACTATGCTCAAGGAGATACAATTGAGTTATGTCCTTATCTGGTCGCGGATTATACTGACGTGGGAGATGAGTGTGTCCTCCATGACTACATGTTTCACACGCCTTATGTCGATACCGAAGAGTATTATATCCCGCTTGGCCTCGCTATGGTCTACAACCATAGTGCAAGTCCAAACGCTGAGTGGGATATTGAAGACGAAGATGAACGCTTTGTTAAGTTCTATGCGCTTAAAGAAATAAAGCAAGGCGAAGAAATACTACATGATTACGGCGATGACTACTGGGACAGTAGAGTAGAAAAATAGGAGAGGAGATATGCCACTTACACCTAAAGGTAAAAAGATACAAGCTGCAATGAAAAAACAGTATGGGAGTAAAAAAGGTGTACAAGTCTTCAATGCTGCCGCAAACAAAGGCACAGTCAAAGGTGTTAAAAAGAAAACCCCATCGGCTGGCGCGAAAAAGAAACAGACTAGAACGCTTAAACTTGCGCCGGGTGGTGCGGCAAAGAGCAAAAGTAGAGTTAATGAAGCTGGCAACTACACTAAGCCAGCAATGAGAAAGCGTCAATTTAATAGAATTAAAGCTGGTAGTAAGGGTGGCGCACCCGGACAGTGGTCGGCGCGTAAAGCCCAAATGCTTGCGTCAGCTTATAAAAAAGCAGGAGGCGGATACCGCAACTAACCATGATTCACGTCTTTCTCCTGTTTGTGTATATTGGCATAGGAGAAGACGAGAGACTGGTCAGCAAGGACATGTACTTTCGTGACTTGAACGAATGTGTGTGGTATGCACAGACATTACATAAGCAGGGACAAAAGGTGACTGCTTACTGCTTACCTAAGATGGTAAATAAAGATACGAAGGTGTACTAATGCTGGCAGAACTTGCAGCGGCCAATGCCGCATTTAGTGTTATCAAGCAAGCCGTGCAGAACTCTGGCGATATAGCCAAGGCTGGCAGTGCAATTGCTAAGTTCGTCGGTGCAAAGGAAGACTTACAAAAGAAAGCCAACAAAAAAGGCGGCGGCTCTGACTTAGAAGAGTTTATGGCTCTTGAGCAGATACGTGAGAAGGAAGAGCAGCTAAAGCAGTTTATGATTTACTGTGGTCGGCCCGGATTGTGGGGAGACTGGCAAAGGTTTCAAGCTAAAGCTAGAATATCACGACGAGAAGCAGAGCAAGCGGCTAGACGTAAACGCAAGCAGATAATTGAAGTAGCCATCATTACTTTTTTACTTATTGTAGGTTTAACTATTCTAGCTTGTATTGTACTGTTGATACTACATGCACAAGGACGACTATAATGACACTAAAAAAGTCACAGCAAAGCCTCAAGTCTTGGACAAAACAGAAATGGCGTACGAAGTCTGGAAAGCCCAGCGCAAAGACAGGTGAACGGTACCTTCCCGAAAAAGCAATTAAGTCCTTGACAAGTGCAGAGTATGCTGCTACAACTAGGGCTAAGAGAGAAGGTACACGTAAGGGGAAACAGTTTGTACGCCAGCCTAAATCTATTGCTAAAAAGACTGCACGATTTCGCAGAGGCGGGTAACGACCCACGCGAAGTTCGTTTAGCAGATGTGGAGCCTGATGTAGAGCAGCGTGTGTATTTGATTAAGAAAAAGTTATGGGAAATAAAGAATGTTAACAGCACTGATAGGACCGATAGCTAGTTTAGCTGGCACATGGTTGGAGGGTCACGTTGAAAAAGGCAAGGCTAAAACTGAGGCTGAAGTTGCTAAGAAGAAAGCTGAAGCGGTGGTTTATGAACGTAAAGCCAACGCTGAGATTGACTGGGATTTGGAAGCTATTAAGGGCAGCGCATCCTCGTGGAAAGATGAATGGCTTGTAATATTATTCAGTGTGCCTTTGATACTGGCTTTTATACCCGGCATGGAAGGTGTAGTAGCTAATGGTTTTGAACAGCTTAAATCCATGCCAGAGTGGTATCAGTACAGCCTTGGTGTTATTGTTGCTGCCAGCTTTGGTGTACGCAGTGCTACAAAATTCTTCGGTAAGAGGTAGTCCAGTTGCGGATGTGGAGTTTGCACGAGAGAACCAGAGAAGAGCAAGCGAGGATAAATCGTGGCAGAAGTAACGATGGAAAGAATACTGAAGTGGAAGATACTTCCACGCTTGATGATGTTTGGGATGTCCTTATCCGCTTGGCGGGTAGTGGAGTGGTTTATGACTCTGCCAGACCCAACAAGCCAACAGGCAGCTTTAGTTAGTGTAGTTACGGGTGCCATGACAGGTGCCTTTGCTGTATGGATGGGACACGAAAAATGAAATACGATAGAGACAAATTAATGGATAAACTTGTAGCACATGAGGGTTTACGCCTTCAGGTGTACAAGGATACACTTGGTATTGATACGATTGGTATTGGTAGGAACCTAGAAGGTCGCGGCATTTCAGAAGAAGAATTAGACTGGATGGACATACCTAATATGGATGCTATCTATGAACATGGTATATCAGAAGCTGATGCGACCTACTTAGCACAGAATGACGTACAGATTGTCGAAGAAGAACTTCTCCGTGCGCATCCTTGCGTAGAGAATTTGGACGCTGTACGTCAGCTTGTACTTGTAGACATGGCATTTAATCTTGGAGTGCCGCGCCTTTGCAAGTTTAAAAAAATGTGGGCCGCTATCCATGAAAATAAATTTGATGTAGCGGCAAAAGAAATGCTTGACAGCAGGTGGGCAAATCAGGTAAAATCACGTAGTACAAAACTTGCTCATGCCATGCATCACGGAGAGTTTAATGGCTAGAGAGTTAACCGGTAAACAAAAAGCGTTTCTGCAAGTTCTGTTTGATGAGGCTGGTGGTAACATGGTCACAGCCAAAAAACTGGCTGGCTACGCTGACAGCAGTTCAACAGCAGAAATTGTCAAAGGTTTAAAAGAAGAAATACTTGAAGCCACGCAGATGTACATGGCACAGAATGCGCCGAAAGCTGCTATGTCAATAACTGGCGCACTGTATGACCCAACTGAACTTGGCATCCGTGATAAGATGGTTGCAGCAAAAGAATTGCTTGACCGTGTAGGTCTGGTGAAGACAGAGAAGATGCAAGTAGAGGCAAGCGGCGGTGTAATGCTGATGCCACCTAAAGCACCAGTAGAGGATGAAGAATAATGTCTCAACGTAATCGTGATAAAATTAAAAGCTTGTTTTTCCGTGATGATGGCAGCAGCAAGTTTAAGATGCAGGATAAAACTTTTTCAGTAGCAGCAGGAAAGTTTGGTGAAGGTAGTGATACCCTTACAGGAATTGCAGATATTTTAGGTGTTACCTATAAATCTCTCAAGAAAGAAAATCCTCAAATAAAAGACCCTAACAAAATTTCTGCTGGTCAAAAAATTAATGTGCCGCTACGCACGATGACATCTGTAGAGCGATTTATTTTAGGTGAGAAAACAGGTAAACCATCTACTCGCACTGTTCAAGTCGATGGCAAAAAGAAAAAGTTGGCTGTAAAAAAAGGTGCAGAAGGCAGAGTTTACGAGGGCGTAACAAAAAAAGATATGCGTGAGATTACTCTAGAAAAAAACCGTGGTGGTGTTATAGACTACCGCAAAGGCGGCATGGTTCTGTCTACAACAGACAACCGTAAAAAGAAATGACTAGAAGCATAGGCAAGTGGAAGCTGCCGCAGCCGACAGACATTAAAGAAGAAAACGAGTGGGTGCCTATCCCACGAATTGCGCGTACAATACCATTTGGTTATAAACAGAGTGAAGAAGACCCCGACATTCTTGACCCTATTCCAGTAGAACTGGACTTGTTGGAAAAGGCACGTAAGCATGTTAATCAATATTCCTATCGTGAGGTAGCAAATTGGTTAAGTACAAATAGTGGCCGTTACATTTCACATGTAGGATTAAGGAAACGTCTACAACATGAGCGACAGCGTAAGAACCAAGTTGCAAGCCTTCGCAAGTGGGCAGAATATGCGGAAACGGCGATCAGCAAAGCGAAAGCCATCGAAGAAGCAAGAACAGGCGCAAGAGCAAACACCGCAAATTGAGGAAGTTTCATATGAAACACCCAACATTGAGGAACATGCTAATGTGTTGTTTAAGCCAAACCCCGGCCCACAGACAGAGTTTCTAGCTGCTAGTGAGCGAGAAGTTCTTTATGGGGGTTCTGCTGGTGGTGGTAAGTCTTATGCTATGCTGGCAGACCCACTACGTTATATGGGTCATTCTCAATTTAGTGGACTGCTCCTGCGTCACACAACTGAAGAACTAAGAGAACTTATCTTCAAATCGCAGGAACTATACCCAAAAATCTGGCCGGGTATTAAGTGGTCAGAACGTAAGATGCAGTGGACTGCGCCATCTGGCGCAAGGTTGTGGATGTCCTATCTGGATAGAGATGAGGATGTCTTGCGTTATCAGGGTCTGGCGTTTAGCTGGATAGGCTTTGACGAGTTGACACAATGGGCCACACCATATGCATGGAACTACATGCGATCTCGTCTACGGTCCACTGCACCTGATTTGCCCATCTTTATGAGGGCTACAACTAACCCCGGTGGTCGAGGACACCAATGGGTTAAGAAAATGTTTATTGACCCAGCACCATACAATAGGGCATTCGATGCAACAGATACAGAAACAGGAGAAGTTCTTCGATACCCCTATGGCCATAGCAAGGCAGGAAAACCTCTATTTAAGAGACGCTTTATCCCGGCAAGACTTTCTGATAACCCGTACCTATCAGAAGCAGGAGACTATGAGGCCATGCTCCTCTCGCTTCCTGAACAGCAGCGTAGGCAGCTTCTTGAAGGCGATTGGGACATCAAAGAAGGTGCAGCGTTTACTGAGTTTAATCGGGATGTTCATGTTGTGGAGCCTTACCGTATCCCTGCTAACTGGGTCAAGTTTCGTGCATGTGACTATGGTTACGGCAGCTATTCTGGTGTTCTTTGGTTTGCTGTTGCGCCTGATGAACAGCTTATCGTCTATAGAGAACTATACGTCAGTAAAGTATTGGCGACAGACTTGGCCGATATGATATTAGATTTGGAAGCAGAAGATGGGAATATTAAGTATGGTGTTTTGGACAGTAGTCTTTGGCACAGGCGTGGCGATACTGGTCCTTCTCTTGCGGAGCAAATGATTAACAAGGGATGCCGTTGGCGTCCATCAGATCGTAGTAGAGGTAGCCGGGTAGCTGGTAAAAACGAAGTACACAGGCGTCTCCAGATTGATGAGTTTACAGAGGAGCCAAGACTTGTATTTTTTAATATCTGCACAAATGTAATCAATCAGTTACCGGCTATCCCTCTGGACAAGAAAAATCCAGAAGACGTTGACACAAAGTCTGAAGACCACCTTTACGACGCGCTACGGTATGGGATTATGTCCAGACCCCGGTTCTCTATTTTTGACTACGACCCGCATGGCAGACCATCGTCAGGTATGCCGATAGCTGACTCTACGTTTGGATACTAAAGGAAAAACACATGCAAGAAGACGAAATTATGATCGAAGATGACGCCATTGCTCTAGAGGATACGGATGACTCTGTAGCCGCTGACACTGACGTTGCTGGCATTATTCCCTTTATTATAGATAGGTACCGCCGCGCTGAAGATTATCGTTATCAAGATGAGGAGCGTTGGCTTAGAGCGTATCGAAACTATCGGGGTCTCTATGGTCCTGACGTGCAGTTTACTGAAGCGGAAAAGTCTCGTGTATTTATCAAAGTAACCAAGACCAAGACACTCGCTGCATATGGTCAGATTGTTGACGTACTCTTTGCCAACAACAAATTTCCCCTTGCAATTGAACCTACAGAACTGCCTGAAGGTGTGGTAGCAGACGTACACTTTGATCCGCAGGAGCCAGAGGAAATGCAAAGCCCCTATGGTTTTGCAGGTGATGGTAATGATCTTCCAGCAGGTGCAACGGCTCAGTCGCTTCTAGAACAACTGGGGCCGCTTTCAGAAAAGTTGGAGCCTGTAGAGGATAAGCTAAAAGAAGGACCGGGTAAAACCCCAACTGCCATTGAGTTTAGCCCAGCTATGGTTGCGGCTAAGATGATGGAAAAGAAAATCCACGATCAGCTTGAAGAGTCCGGTGCAAACAAAAATCTGCGCAGCAGTTCGTTTGAGATGGCTCTTTTTGGCACAGGCATTATGAAAGGCCCATTTGCCGTAGATAAAGAATATGCAAACTGGAATGACAACGGCGAATACGATCCGATGTTTAAAACGGTTCCGCAAGTAGACCACGTGTCTGTGTGGAACTTTTATCCAGACCCTGACTCCAATAACATGGACGAAGCACAGTATGTAATTGAACGTCACAAGCTGTCGCGTTCTCAACTGCGCAACCTCAAGAAACGCCCGTACTTCCGTGGTCAAGTTATTGACGAATGCATTATGATGGGCGAAAACTACGATAAGAAATATTGGGAAGACGACTTGTCCGACTACGCACCGGAGCATGGCATTGACCGTTTTGAGGTGCTTGAGTATTGGGGTATGGTCGATACAGACATGCTGGAAGAAAATGGCGTAGACATTCCAGATGAACTGAAAGACTTTGATGAACTGCAAGCAAACGTGTGGGTGCTGAACAACAAACTTATTCGTATGGTTCTCAATCCGTTTAAGCCAGCCAAGATTCCATACGTGGCTGCACCATACGAACTTAACCCGTATAGCTTCTTTGGCGTAGGTATTGCAGAGAACATGGACGACACGCAGACGTTGATGAACGGCTTCATGCGTATGGCTGTGGACAATGCTGTGCTGTCGGGAAACCTGATTGTAGAAGTAGACGAGACCAATCTGGTGCCGGGGCAAGACCTTTCACTATATCCGGGCAAGGTATTCCGTCGTCAGGGCGGCGCACCGGGTCAGGCTATTTTTGGTACGAAGTTCCCCAATGTGTCATCTGAAAACATGATGCTGTTTGACAAAGCGCGTGTGCTTGCGGATGAAAGCACAGGCTTTCCATCATTTGCGCATGGGCAAACTGGTGTTACTGGTGTTGGCCGTACTGCCAGCGGCATTTCAATGTTAATGGGTGCTGCTGCCGGGAGTATCAAGACTGTTATCAAAAATGTTGATGATTATTTGCTACGTCCTCTTGGCGAAGGTTTCTTCCGGTTTAATATGCAGTTTGATTTTGATCCAAATATTAAAGGTGATCTGGAAGTCAAAGCACGTGGCACAGACAGCCTGATGAAGAATGAAGTGCGTAGCCAACGGCTTATGCAGTTCCTGCAAATTGCAAGCAATCCTGCGCTTGCACCATTTGCAAAGTTTCAATATGTCATTCGTGAGATTGCAAAGTCTCTTGACCTTGACCCCGACAAAGTTACCAACAATATGAGCGAAGCTGCCCTGCAAGCAGAAATGATGAAAGAGTTCCAAGCACCCCTGCCTGACGCACAACAACCTGTGCCAGCAGGGGCCAGTGCTATGGACCCAACAGGTGCAGGTGGTGGCAATATAGGTATGGGACAAATTCCGGTGCCGGGT